ACCAGCAGAAGATTACGATCAACAAATACAACAATCGTTTGTTAGAGATGTAGATAGTATTGTGCAAAAACTAAATACTACCTATCAACAAGATTTAAAAGACGAGGCAGAAGCGGAGGCATACTTCTTTGGCTAATTCATTCGTAAATAAAAAGGTAGATTTAACAACTACGTCAACAACAACACTATATACAGTGCCTTCAGCAACTACCGCTATTATAAAATCTATATTGGTATCTGAAGACTCTGGTAATGCTGACACCATAACAGTGACTATTACTGATGCATCGGACGCTGTATTCAGCCTTTTTAAAACAAAGTCTATATCCGCCAATGGCACAACAGAATTATTATCAGCACCTTTAGTTTTAGAAGAAAGTGAAGTATTAAAAGTGGCTGCAGCGACAGCTAATAGACTACATGTAGTCCTCTCGGCCTTACAATCTAAGCCTAGAGAGGTTACAACATAGTCTTGATTTACTTGTTAAAACCAAGTATTAATGTAAATTCAGGTGCAATCCCTGCCTAAATAGTATAATAAAACAATTGACACATATATGATTAACAGAGGTAAAATGCCAAGACAGTTGCGTAATAAAGGCGGGATAACAAACGTTACCCCTAGAACAAATTTTTTTCTTGGTGGTATTAAAAAAAGATTAAGAAAACTTATACCCAACGAACTATCGAGTATTGCAGTCAAAGCTGCACCTTTCGTTGCACCATTCAATCCAGCCATCGCAGCGGCTATGGCAGGTATAGGTGGATTTGACAGAACAGGTAGAATAGGTTCTTCATTAAAATCTGCAGCATTAACTTATGGTGGCGGACAACTTGCTAGACAGTTAGGTGGAGCAGACTTACAAGGTAATCCATTTAAACAAGGTGGCGCATTTAGAGGTGGGCTGGAAGGATTAAAATCTGGTTTTAGTTCACCATTAAGTACAGGAAATATGGAAAAAGTTTTTGGTAAAGCAAGTGTCAAAGGCGTTCCTGATGCAATAAGTGGTGGAGGAACTGAAGGTATACTTAGTAAACTAGGTTTAACTGAAGGAGCAGGATCATTAAAACTAACAGGGCTTGGTAAGATATCAGCTGCAAGTTTAGCTAGTTACTTTGTAGCAAAAGGCGCTACACCAGATGAAGCACAAAACTTAGCTAAGGATGTGTACAGAGGTAAAGGCATTGGTTTTGATCAAATAAGAGCAGACCTAGAAAAATACAAAAGCGGTGAATTTAGTCAAGCAGATATGTTTGATAAAAACTATAGATTTTTAACTCCTAGAAGTTTTCTTGCAAAAGACGGTGGTAAACCTAAAGATAAAATTATTATACCTCCTAAAAAACCTAAGTTAATGACTGAAGAAGAATTAGAAAAAAAATACCCAGGACTAGCTAGAGGTGAGATATATGATTATGAAAAGAAAAAAGCTGAGGCTAAAAAGAATAAAAAAGCAGAGGGTGGTATCATGAGTATGCCAACAGGTAAAATGAGAAAAAATAGTGCTGGTGTTATGGAAAGAGACTATAGAGATGAAGGTGGTTTTGTGCCAGTGGGTGTTAAAGAAAAAGCAGATGATGTACCAGCTATGTTATCTAAGAACGAATTTGTAATGACGGCTGACGCGGTTCGAGGAGCGGGCAACGGGAGCATTGATAAAGGAGCACAGAAGATGTATAACACGATGAAAAGATTAGAAGGAATGGTAAAATAATGGCTGAAACAGTAACAAGAACATTACCCGCACAGTTTATAGAAGATCTGGGTAGAGACTACGGAACACAACTAGCAGCGTTAACAGCGTTACCAGTTGATACAACTAAATTTGCACCAACAGTTGCAGCACAAGATGCTCTACAAACAGCAGCATACCAACAAGCAACTGATCCAACTAAAGGTTTAGGAGCATTTCAACCCTTTTTAACAAAAGCCGAGACAGCTGCAGATGCAGCAACAGGATTAACAGGCACAGGTGCGGGAGCAGCAACTCAAGCTGGTTCTATACAATCTTACATGTCACCTTACCAACAAGATGTTATTGATACAACGCTAACTGAATTTGATAGACAAACACAAGCACAGCAAGCTCAACAATCAGCAAGAGCATTAGGTGTACCAGGTGCATTTGGTGGAGGTAGAGAAGGTGTGTTACAAGCAGAATTTTTAGCTAACCAAGCTAGAAACAGAGCAGGTATTCAAGCTAACTTATTACAACAAGGATTTAAAGAAGCGGCAGCTAGAAGACAACAAGACTTTGCTAACCAACAAGCGATTGCAACACAGCAAGCAACATTAGGTGGTGGGTTACAAAACTTAGTACAACAACAAATATCTGGTTTAGGAAGACTAGGTGGTATACAACAATCTCAACAACAAGCTATTGAAGACGCAGCAAGACAAACTGCACAAACACAAGCTTACGAACCATATCAAAGATTAGGCACATACGGCACAGGAGTTGCACAATTAATTTCTGGATACCCTGGACAAACACAAATAGCACAAACACCACAAGCTAGTCCGTTACAAACTGCATTAGGTTTAGGTGCAGGTATTGCAGGTATCTATGGAGGACTAACAGGTAAAAATCCTTTTGCACCAATTGCTAAAACATTAGGATTTTAATTATGTCTAGAACTTTAACAAGACCAATGTTTAGAAAAGGTGGTGAAGTAAAAAGATCTAACTACATGGGCGGTGGTATTAAAGCTGTAAGACCTAGGTATATGGGTGGTGGTATGACTGGTATTATGTCAGGTATTATACCTGATGCAGGACTAACACCTAGAACTGGTTTTCAAGAAGGCACTACTATGTTTAATAGATTTTTAACTGAGACACCTTTTGGAAGAGAACTTCAAAAAATAGCCACAGCCACTAATAGAAACATAGCAGATGTAGTTACAGCTGTTTATGACATGGGTGGTGTTCCTGCAAATAAAATAACAGAATTTTTTACAGGAGCTAATCCAGGTTTTTCAGGAACAAGATTTACACAACAAATACCTATCATAGGAGAATCAATCGCTGAAAGAGATCCTGATAAAGCATATTTTTTTGGAGCTACAACAGACGCGACACCTAAAGCAGGAATATTTGGAGAAGAAAAAAAACAAGAAATAGTTAAAGATGATAAACCAACAATTCAAAATATTCCAAAGCCAGATAAAAAAGAAGACCCAGAAAAATCTTTAATGGATGTGTATGGTGAGAACAAAGGTATTATAGATCAAGTGTTAGGTAATTCTGACGACTCTACAAAAAGAGAAATATATCTACAGCTTGCTAGATTTGGTGCAGGACTAGCTGCGCAACCAGGTGGTGATTTAGTTGGGGCCATAGGAAAAGCTGCAGAAAAACCATTAGAGGGTGTTGGAGAAGTATTAGCTAAAAAAGACAAAAGCGAAAGAGACACTAAATTATTAGCGTTACAAAAAACATTTGATGATATGAAAGAACCTGAGCAAGTTAAATTAGTTAAAGCTATTCAAAAAGAATATGGGTTTGATACATTCGCAGAAGCATATGACTTTATATCTAAACCTAAAAAAAGCTCAGCTGAAATAAACCAAGAAAATAAATTTTATAGAGAAACTGCAGCCGAAATGGGTGTAAGCACTGAGGGATTTAGAAGAGAAATGGAAAAATTAGATGAAAAGGGGTTTGGAAAATACATAGGTAATTTTACAAGACCTGATGCTCTTCTTCCAGATGATGCTGAAGATAGAGTAGATGGTGAATATTACATTACTCCTAAAGGTGTGGCTGTTAGAGTTGTTGGTGGTGCATTATACACAATGGATGATCCTGAATTTGTTAAAAAAATAGAAACTAAAAAAGCGTAGGAGGAGACCATGCCTATTTCAGAAGCTGAAGCTTTTGGAGCTACAGCAACAGCTAAAAAGAAAAAAGCAGATGAAACTGGTTTTATTGAGTCAGCCTTAGCTGGAGTTGCAACCGGGCTTATAAATATACCGAAAGGTTTTATATCTTTAGGTGCAGAAATATTTGACCTTGTTGGTAACACAGATACAGCAACTTCTGTTGAAAAATTCTTTGATGACCTTAATCCTTTTGACGATGAGGCAGAGGCTAGAACCATTGGTAAGATTACACAAGCGTTGGCGCAAATAGGTATACCCGCGTTTCAAGGTGCAAAGATAGGTATGGGCTTAGCTAAAAAAGCTATTGATGCCAGAAAAGTTGGTAACTATGCACAGCTAAGTAGGTTTGGAAAGATAATAAATAATGTAAAAAATTCTCAACTAGCCGCAGGTATAGGTGGAGCGGCGGCTGGGGAAGCTATTGTGTCTGATGAAGATATAGGGACATTGGGTGATATGTTAAGAGGAACTGCACTAGAACCTTTTGCAATTACTATGATGGATACTGAACAAAAAGAAGGAAGAGCAGAAGCATATCGTAGGTTAACCAATAGATTAAAATTTGGTGTAGATGGATCACTATTTAATTTAGGAATAGCTGGAGCAGGTAAAGGTATATCTGCCATTAGAAGACCATCTAAAACTGGTTTACAAAGATATGCTGATAGTGATTTAAAACAAATTTATGAAAAGTATATTAAGTTTGGTTTAGGTAAAGCAGGTATGTTGGACGAAGCAACTTTTGAAATTAAAAGAGCGGGATTAGATGCAGCAGAAGCAGCTAAGTTTGAAGCAGGAGTTAGGGTAGATAAGTTATTTGACTCTGTTAAAAAAGTAGTGCCACAAATAGAAACAAGTGTTTTTAAAAACGAGGAGGGTGTTTTAAAAGAAATACAAGAAATAATGCAACCGGTGCCTGGTAAAAAATTAGACAGTATTAAAATAGAAAATTTATCAGATTTAGTTGAAAAAAAATCTGGAATTGTAAACACTGCTAGAAAAACTTTAAAATTTGATGACACATCTGGTTTTAGAAAATTAGTAACAGAAGAGGGCCCCGATGGATTATTTAGAGTTGACGATTATAAAATTACTGCTGGTGGTAAAATGGATACATTTTTAAAAAATATAGAAAAAACCACTAATAAAGAAACAGCTAATGAGTTTAAAACTATAATATTAGAAATGAGAAATGGTGTAGATAATATGACTGGTAGGTTATTACAAAAAAATTTACAAGCAGATTTATCTAAGAGACTTCAAGATGAAATAGGTAATTATTTAACAGCGGATTATAGACATTTTGATCAATCTATATTTCCTTTTTTCAGAAATGCTGCAGCAAACTCTCAAAAACAAAAAGCTTTAAATTATTTTGTTGACAAAGAAGTAGCTGCAGAGGCAGTTAAAAGAAATGTTAAGCCAGAAGAAGTATTGAAAGACATAGATTTTATAAATGCTACTAGAAAAAAAGGAGAAGACGTTATTGCTAAATATTTAACAGCTAAAAACATAGATGATGTAGAAGTAATAAGAGCGGGACAGACAGATGTTAAAGTTGGTGATGCACAAGAGGCATTAACAGGAAAACCTAGAAATAAAGCTGAGGCTAAACTAGAAGACGAAGTAATTAAAGTTAATCCAGAAGTTTTAAAAAGTAAAAAATTAAATGAATTTGAAGAAATAATATTTGGAAGAATAACAGATCCAAAACATACATATCTTTCTAGTATAAGTAAAATGGCTAGTTTAAATCATACATTAGAATTTATAGATGATGTAGGTAAGATAGGTTCTAAAAAAGGACCTAATCAATTTATTTTTGGAGATGGCACAGAAGAGGGCGCTATAAAAGATTTATTAGGAATAGACCCTAACATAACAAAATTAAGTCCAGACCAATTAACTCAAGGTAGAAGAGTTTTAAATGACTCAAAACAATTTAAAAAAGTAGAACCTGTATCAAACAACAAACAATTAATTGGTTTAAATCCACTTGAAGGTAAATATATTAGAGCACCTATTTACGATGATTTATTTGAAACAACAGTGCAATTTTTAAATACAAATAAAATAGGAACTGTATATAAGTATGGAGTATTAGCACCTAAAGCAATATCACAAGTTACTAAAACTATTCTATCTCCTATTACACACGCTAGAAACTTGATTAGTGCGGGGGCTTTTGCAGCAGCTAATGGTGCTATTGTGCCAACGGGTGGAGACTTTAGTTCATTGTTACCTAAAAGTTTAGGGGGTAAAGTATTTGAAACAGCGGGGACTGGTCAAGGTTTATTAGAAACCGCAAAAAGGTTAAGTTATGGTAGAATTAGAGGAACACTTACTAAAGATGATGTGGCTCTATATAAAAGATTATTAAGAGCAGGAGTTGTACAAACACAAGTTCAAGCAGGAGAATTAAAAAGACTTGGTTTAGATTTTTACAAAAATGCTTTTGTTGACTCAGCTAAAACAGAAACAAAAGCGTTTAGAGGTTTAATAGAAGGTTTTAGAAAAGGTAAAAAAATATATGGCAAAATTCAAGACGCATATGTTGCAGAGGATGATTATTGGAAAACAATTACGTGGGGTTTAGAACGTAATCGTTACGAAAATATTTTTGCAAAAAAAGGTATTAATGCAAACAATTTTCAAAATGCGTTACAGGGTAAAACAGTTAGTGAAGATATAGCAAAATATTTACAAAGTGGTGTTAAAAGAAATTACGATGCAGTAACTAAAACATACAACGGAACTTTTGAAGAATTTATGGATGAATTTGCTGCTAATTTATCTCGTAATTTAGTGCCGAACTATTCTTATGTTGGTAGAACAGGGCAAGCATTAAGACTTTCTCCTTTTGGAAACTTTATAGCATTTCCATTAGAAATATTAAGAACAGGATCTAACATCATAGAACAAGGGCTTAAAGAAAGAGCAAGTGGCATACCTGAAATTGTTAAATTAGGTAACAAAAGACTATTAAGTTTTGGCATAACTGTCGGTGGTATACCTAAAGTAACTCAAGAATCTTTTAAAGCAATGCATGACGTAAGCGATGAAGAAATGGAGGCATTGAGAAGAGTTGTTCCTAAGTGGTCTAAAAATTCTACACTACTACCGATGGGTAGGGATAAAAATGGTTATTTAAAGTATGTAGATTTTAGTTACTCTAATGCTTATGACACATTAATACGTCCGTTTAATACTGTGTTTAATTCAATTGCAGATGGTAAAACAGACGAGTCATCGTTAAAAGAATCGTTGGGAGCAGGTCTTCAAGAATCAGCTGTTGAATTATTAAAACCATTTACAGAAGAATCTATTTTTACTGAGGCATTAGTTGATAGTACAATTAGAAGAGGTATAGGTAGAGATGGTAGAAGAGTGTGGTCAGAAGCAGATGATCCATTTATTAAAATAATAAAAGGCGTGGGCCATATATCTAAATCATTTGAACCTGGTTCTTATAGACAATTAACAAGAATTGGAAACAGTTTACTTGGCAGAACAGACCCAAAATATGGAAGAGAGTATGATTTGTTTGATGAACTACCGGGATTAGCTGGTTTTGGAATAAAACAATCAGACCCTGAAAGATCTTTAATATACAAAACATCTGAGTTTAGTTCTAATTTAAAAAAAAGTGAAAATTTATTTACCACTCCTTTGTTAAAAGGAGGACGAGTTAGTCCTGAAGATATTATTAATGGGTATCAATATTCAGAGCAATCAAGATTTCAAACATTAAAAAAAATGGCTAAAGATATTGAAGCTATGAGAAAACTTGGAATGCCTGATTATAAAATTAGAAAAGAATTAGATAAAAGAAGAGGTTTATCTAAAAAAATTATATCAGATTTAATGTTGGGTGTATACACACCTAAAAGACCAAGTGACTTTTTTATTACACGAACAGGTGAAATAAACAGAGATTTAAATAGAAAAGAAGGTGTGTCTATACCTAATCCCTATATTAAGGCACTACCATCCTTAAACGGTATTATTAATAAAAATAGAAGAATAGATTTAATAGATGGTGATTTAAGTATGTCAGATTTAATGTTTGAAAGATCTAAGCCTCAAACAATTGACCAACAATCAAACACTAATTCTGTAATAAAAAGCATTATTAGCGGAGCTAGTGCTAACCCTGCGGTTCTAGGATCTTCTGGCACAAATCAAAATTTAACAAAAGACTTTAGACAATTATCTAGCTTAGAAAAGGACCAAATATTGTTTAACAAAGCATAGAAATAAGGTAAAAGATATAATGGGAATAAACAGAATTAAATTACAGAGTGGCTCGCAGCTAGAAGCGGAAGCTGCTGCAAAAGCTGCAGCTCAAGATCCAGAATTAAATTTAACTAGACAAAAGTTATTTGGTCAAAATTACATAGATGATCTGGCTAGAGGACAAGGTATTGCACAATATTACTCAAGCTTTGGCATACCTCCTGCAGCAGAGGCATCTGTTCCGGAAACAACAGCACCCGTTCCTATTACGCCAGTAGGTGGTGGTGCAGATATGGGGCAAGTAGACACTATACCATTTACACCTGTCGATGGAGGTCAAGGTAATGTGGTAAGCCCCACTACTCAACCAATAGATCCAACCGGTATGTTACCTCAAATTCCTGAAGTCCCTTTTAGTTTTCCAATGGGGGGCGGTGCTGACATGGCAACTGTGCCTGCTGCGGACACAGGAGATATAACAATAAGACCTGCGTTTGATACGTTAGGTCTACAAAATTCACAAAATCTTTATAACTATGCCACACAACTTATTGATCGAGGACAAGGAGATGTCTTAGTTAACACAGGAGATTCTTCACTAGGCACAATGTCTATAAGAGATTTGCAAAAACTTGCTAGCGATAAAATAAATGATGCTAGAATGCAATATAATGTTCTTAGTAAAGGTGCTTTAGATGAGACCATACCGGGTGTTACACCCATAGCAGATCTACCAATGGTTCAAACAATTCAAATAGGAGACAATGTTTACGATGCTGTGACTGGTGAATTAATAAGTGGAACAGGAGAGGCCGTAGATGAAGAAGGTTTTAACATACTAGACTTTTTACCTTTTGGAGAAAAATCTATCACTGGTGCACTTTTAAGAGGTGCTAAAGAACTTTTACCTGAACAAGATCCAAGAGTAGGTATAATAGACGAGTTGTATGATAGAGACGATATAGGTAGAATTTCAGAAGGCGAGTTGATGGCAGGATACAATCCTGTATCAGGTGGTTTTTTAAATACAATATCAGGTGGTAGAATTGGAACGCCAACACAATATGGTTTACAAGATGCTTACCAGGAAAGAATAGATACAATAGAGAAAACATTAGCAGACAAATATCCCGATGGAGACTACAGCGGCACTCAGTTAGATGAAAGACTTGCTGCATTAAAAGAAGCAAAAGCAAAAGAAGCAGATGCATTAGGTATAACACAAGCAGATGCACAAAGAGATGCGGAGGCAAAAATGAGACAAACAATTGCTGATGCTGAGAGATTTAATTTAGGAGCAGAAGAATTAGGAGAGATGGACACCACTGCAGAAAATATAATAGTGCCTCCAGTAAAACCAAGCCGTGCAGAGAAAGCAGAAGAATTGTTTGAAGATATACAAATTGTGGACACACCTGGTGGTGAAATATACGTTAATACAGACAGTGGAGAGGCATTTTCTAGCGCAGCAGAAGCAATAGAAGCTAAAGAAGCAGCGGCCGCAGCAGCAGAACAAGAACGAATACAAGCAGAGGCTAGAGAAGCTTTTAGAATAGCTCAACAAAGAGAAGCAGATCAAGCGTTTGCAGAACAAGCAGCTAAAGAAAGAGCAGAAGCTAGTGCAAGAGCCGCGCAAAAAGCAGCAGCGGAGCGAGCAGCAAAAGCAGCTATAGCAAAAGCAGAAGCAGAGGCAGCAGCGAGAAGACAAGATGATAATCGTGGCGGCGGAGGCGGAGGCGGTGGTGCTAGAAGCGGAGGAAGCAGTCGAGGGGGAACAAGCGCAACAAGTTCTGGTCTAGGAAACCTTGGCTTTAGTGATATTAGATTAAAAGAAAATATAGAGTTAATTGGCAAATCCCCATCTAACATAAATATCTATAAGTTTAATTATAGAAATAATTCAACTGTTTATCAAGGCACTATGGCTCATGAGGTTCCTTGGGCAAGTGTTAAACATGCTAATGGTTATATGATGGTTGACTACGATAAGGTAGATGTGGAGTTTAAAAAATATGCCAGCTAAACAAGACGCACTGCAAAGAATAGATTCACATGAAAAGTTATGCCGTATCATGCAAAAGCAAACTTACGATCGTATGCATGAACTACAAAGTCAAATAACTAGAATAGAAAGAATACTACTTGTATCCATGGGGGCTGTAATGACTGGCATGGGTGGTGTGATCGTAGTTCTATTACAAAAATTATAGCGCCTATACGTAAGTCCTACAATATCTTATATCCACTCTTTTAATTCTTCACCCATAACTTGACTAGCTATATTTATTTTTTCACGTAAAGCTTTTACTATTCTTTCATCAACAGTATCTTTGCATATTATATCTATATAGGTCATAGGATATTTCTGACCTATACGATCTATTCTGGCTTGAGACTGTGTTCTTTTTTCAAGATCATAACCATTAGAGTAATAAATCATATTACTAGCTGCAGTTAGTGTAATACCATAACCACCCGTTGCAGGTGTTCCAACAAAAAATCTACACTCAGGATCTGTTTGAAATTTATTTATATTACCTTGTCTTTCTTCTTTAGGTGTTAATCCATAATAATCTACAACAGATTTTTCTCCATACTCTTTTACTATTGCTTTTATTATTTGGGTCATGTCTTTTTGCCAGTGGCCCCATATAACAACTTTACCTTCTATCTCACTTAACACATCCACTAATTCGTCAATACGATTATTAGGTATCTCTTGAGTAGAACCATCGTCAGCTGTAAAATGTCCACAAGTTATTTGTTGTAATCTCATGAGTTGAGTCATTACAGTTGTGGTGCTAACCATCTTACCATTCAATACTGCTAAAGCTTTTTCTTTCATTTGTAAATATAGCTTAGATTGATCTGGGCTTAACTGCACTATACGTTTAATAAATGTTTTCTCTGGTAGATCTAAACAATCATCTTTTAATACACGATAAGAAAAAGGTTCTAGCTTTGCAGATAATTCACCTAAGTTTCTATAACCAACAACAATCTGTACCGTCCTGCCATTAAAGTTTGCATTACGCATCACAGCATATCGTGTTCTAAATCCATAATAAGAAGCGTGTCCTAAGAGCCAAGAATCGAGAAACTGGCACTGTGTATATAAATCTAATGGTGACTTTGTTACAGGAGAACCTGTAAGTATTCTTCTATACTTAGAATTTTTAGCAAGATCTAAAATATTTTTTGTGCGTTTAGCACTAGGGTTTTTGATTGTAGTAGATTCATCTATTGCAATTAAAGTATTATGGCAGTTTAAAAATTTACTAGCAAAGGCCACACCTTTTTTAGTAGAGAATGCTTCTACATTCATTATTAAAATATGTAACTCTTCTCCTGCTTCAAATAAAGTATCTAATTTTTTTTCTTGACTTTTAGTAATCATGGCTTGCCACAACACCATTTTTTTATCTATATGATCCACTAGGTGTGTAGGTATCTCAGAGTCGTGCCAGTTTTGATAAACACCTTTTGGTGCTATAATTAAGGCAGCATTTATTTTACCTTTGTCGTAAAGCATTGATATATTGTCTATTAATACCTTTGACTTACCTGTACCCATTTCCATAAAATAGGCGTAAACTTGTTTCTCCCAAGACTTTTCTAACGCAGTTAATTGATGCGCGTATGGCTTTGTCTTAAACTTATAATTAATCATTTTTATTTCTTCTTTCTAGTTGACAATATAAATGAAAAGATTATATTGTCAAGCATGAAAGAAAAGACACTAAACAATGAGCCGATAGTTTATCTGCTACAAGAAGTTCCTGGTACAAAAATTGGTCGTCCAAAATATAATATTGTTGGCGCACAAAAGTATGGCCAAATAAAAGTTCTTCTTAGAGAGGACACACAAATAGTTAGAAGTCCTGGTCCGATAACTTATCAGCTTAGAAGATTGCTAAAAGATTTTTCTGATAAAGATTATTTACTTTTATCTGGAGATCCAAAGGTTATTGGTTTGGCAATTGCTGTTGCGTGTGATATTAACAACGGAAAGTATAAAACGTTAACTTGGGACAGGCAGGAAAAGATGTACTATCCAACTGAGTTTAACATACATGAAAGAGGTGAAATCGATGAGTCAAATAGACTATGAACAAGACAGAGTACAATCTGTAACTCAAGCAGACACAGCTGAAAGTTTGTCTAGTAAAGTTATAGAATTAAAAAATTTAGAAGACGAGATTGCAAACGCAGAGAAAAGTGTTTCTAAATTAAAAGAACAAGCAAAACAATTATCTCAATTTGAAATACCTGAGATGATGGAGAAAATGCATATTACAAAATTAAAGCTTAAGGATGAAGAAGTTATAGAAATAAAAAAATTCTATAGTGCCTCTATCTTACCTGAGAATCAGGAAAAAGCTTTTCAATGGCTTCGAAACAATGGCCTAGGTGACATCATTAAAAACGATGTTACCGTTACCTTTGGTCAAGGCGAAGACAACAAGGCGAGCAAATACGCGGACCTTGCAAAAGGTCAAGGATATGAACCAGTCCAGAAGATAGGGGTTCATGCCATGACACTTAAAGCAGTAGTCAGGGAGCGTCTCGAATCTGGACGTGAGATGCCCTCTGATCTATTTAAAACTTACGCGGGTAACAGTACAAAAATCACAAGGAGATAGAAATGAGTGACGAGAAACAAGTAGCAATAAAAAAAGAGGCAGAGCTACCTTCAACAATATTGTTTGAAGATGATGCTGCATCAGGTTTTGAGAATGTAAAGACACAAAGTTTGGCTTTACCTATCTTGAAACTTTTACAGAACGGCTCAGGAGAAGCACAGAAGCGTAATCAAAGTTATGTTGAAGGTGCGGAACCAGGCATGTTTTTAAATATAGTTACAAAAAAACTATATGATGGAGCAAAAGGAATAGAAGTTATTCCCTGCCATTATAAGTTAGAGTACCAAGAGTGGGCTGATTTTGGAACTGGTTCTAATAGACCAGAGAACATATACGCCGATAACTCTGAGATTCTATCAAAAACCACTAAAGATGGATCTGGTAAAGACCGATTAGATAATGGTAATTATATCTTAACTGTTGGTCAGCACTATGTATTGATCGTTGATGGAGATTCTATTGAACAAGCTTTAGTATCTATGAGTTCGTCTCAGGGTAAAATAAGCAGAGGATGGAACTCTATGATGTTGTCAATTACCTTCAATGGTAAAAACGGACCATACAATCCATCATCTTTTAGTCACAGTTATAAATTAACTTCGGTTTTAAATTCTGGTAAAGGTAATCAATGGTATGGTTACAATGTTACTAAGATCGGACCAGTTAAAGATAGTAGTTTATATGAACGTGCTAAAAAATTTTACACTAGTTTAGCTAGCAAATAGTGTGAATAGTGGGCGGCCAATGGAGACGTAGGCCGCCCATGTTTAATCAGAGAGCAATATGAAAGAGTTAAATAAATTTATATATATTTTTGAAGGTTTAGATATTGCCCACGGCATTACCAAAAAAAGTAGTCAAGTAAATGAGAAGGGTAAAAATGAAACAAGATCTTTTACCGTGCATAAACCACCTATTGAAAAATTATGGCAAGATCATTTAGAAGGTAAGGATCCTGGCTTAGGTATCATTCCTATTAACAGAGACAATAAATTAAAATGGGGTTGTATTGATGTAGATGTATACCCTGTAAATCACCAAGACTTTATTAAAAAACTACAAGAAAAAAATATTAAAGCAATAGTATTTCGTTCCAAATCAGGTGGAGCCCACATATTTGTTTTTACAAAAACGTTTGTCCCAGCCATTGTAATGAGAGCCAAGTTAAAAATAATAGCATCAGAAATTGGTTATGCAAGAGCAGAGATATATCCTAAGCAGGATACTATCAACGTAGCTAGAGGAGACACAGGAAGTTTTTTAAATCTACCTTATCATAATTGCAAAGACTCAGTAAGATACGCATTTAATTCTAAGGGGATGAAAATGTCTCTAGAAGAATTTTTTGATTACCACAACGAAATGGCTATGACAGAAGAAGAGCTAACTAATTTTGCCATTGTAAATGAGAAAGAAAATTTAGATTATTTTAAAGGTATGCCTCCATGCTTAGTTACTTTATTAAGCGATGGAGTTCCAAACGGACAGAGAAATAATTGTATGTATAATGTTGGTGTATACCTTAAAAAAAGATACACACAAAACAATGAATGGAAAGGTCGTATGCATATATACGATGAAAAATTTATGAAGCCACCGCTGGGTGCAAATGAAATTGATGTATTAAAAAAATCTCTCGATAGTAAAGAGTATAGATACAAATGTAAAGATGAACCAATATCTAGTTTTTGTAATGCAAAAAAATGTGCAACAAAAGAATTTGGTATAGGAGAAGATGGGCCTACTTTAGAAATTACAGAAATTAGAAAGTATGAATCTGAACCACCAATCTGGTTTGTTTCATTAGATGGTCCCACAGTAGAAGTAGATGGAGCCACACTTCATGATGCAGAGAAATTTTCTGTGGCATGTATGGAACAGATTGGAAAACCTTTAATGCCCGTACCTAAACATGCGTGGCGAAAAGCATTAATAAAATTAATGGTAAATGCTAAACCAATAACTGCTCCAGAGTCCTCTAAAATAAGTGTGCAATTGACTGAGATTTTGTCAGAATATATTAATAAAACACCAGGTCGAGATAAAGAAGACATTTTAAGAGGTGTTGCCTTTACTGATAAAAACGGCATAACCATGTTTAAGTTCTCTAATTTTTGGAAATACTTACTAAGAACAAAAACTTGGGCAGACAAGACGTATCCAAAACAAAAAACATTAAGGATGTTGCAACAGTTATTTAAAGCAACAGAAACTAGTCCAAAAATAGATGGTAAGACACATAGAGTTCTAGAAATGAACCACGTTAATTTAGATAAACCATCTACAAAAAAATATGAAATGGAGAAAGAACCATGGCAGTAATCAGAAAAAAAATAATGGGTCCACCAGGCACAGGTAAAACTTACAGGCTTGTCAATCATTATTTAAACAAAGAGATTAATGACCTACATACAGATCCACAGAAGATAGCTTATGTTACTTTTAGTAGAGCTGCAGCTTTAGATGGTGCAGAAAAAATTCAAAAAGTTTTTCCCGAAGTTGAACTTTTATATGTATCAACGCTTCACGGCATAGGAACCAAAGAACTAGCAATTAATACTAAAGAAAAATTGTTAAACGGTAAGAAATGGAAACAGTTTAAAAATGTATTTCCAATTTATTCTGCCGTAAACTTTGATACTTTTATTAACGAAAGCGGAGCCACCATACATCAAGATAAGAATTTACAGGTTATAAATTATGCTAGAGCAAAATTGATTAGTCTACAAGAAGCTTCTATACAATTAAATTATCATCAAGGCTCTGTAGATATATTTTTTGTAGAACAATTAGAAAGAGATATTGAATATTATAAGAAATCAAATGTTATGTATGAGTTCTCTGACATGATTAAACTATTTGTTGAGGAAAAGAAACATCTTGCTCTCGATGCAATTTTTCTTGATGAAGCCCAGGATCTGAATCCTCTGCAATGGAATATGTTTTTTTACATTGAGTCAAGATGTAAACGATCTTACATTGCAGGGGACGACGACCAAACAATATATAATTTTCAAGGTGCAGACTCTAATATTTTTATAGACTTAGATGGAGAAAGAGACGACCAAGAAAAGTCTTACAGAGTTCCAAAAGCAGTGCATAGAAAAGCCTTAGAGATACTACCTTACATAAGTAAACGAGTAGATAAGAAATGGTACCCTAAAGATGAAGAGGGAGAACTTATTGAAAACTGTTACTTAGAAGAGCTAGATTTTAATGAAGGAGAATGGATGATTCTAGCAACAACTAATAAATTACTAAAAGATTTTTCAGAGCATTTTTATAGAAAAGGTTTAAGAATTTTTGGTAAAGGAAACACTATCCTACCACAAAAAACTTTAGAAGCTTATAGAACTTGGAACAAATTAAATAACGGAGAACTAGCAACAGTTGAAGAAACAAAAAATATGTGGACTTATTTAAACTACAATAAGAATCATATTAAGTATGGTTATTCTAGCGGCAAAACATTAAGCAGTGAGGAAATAATATCTTTAGATATTTTAAAAAAGAAACATGGTTTGTTAATTGAAGGTGATTGGCAACAGTTAAGCTTTGATGAAGATGTAAAAAAATATATAAAAAGTATTTTAAAAAGCGGTGATGATTTATCAACAGATCCAAGAATAGAATTATCTACCATACACGGAGCCAAAGGTAGAGAAAGAGAAAATATTGTTTTGTGTATAGACTACGGAACAGAAACACAATCAACAATGTTAGCACAAAAAGCAGCTGAAGATCCAGACTCAACACACAGATTGTTTTTTGTTGGAACAACACGGGCGATGAAAAGGTTGTATATTTTATCACCTTTAACAGCGCACTACTACACAATAGGAGGACAAATAATATGACACACAAAGATGACTTTAAAGAGATAGCTTATGATTCGTTAGAAAAACAGGTGGGTGGAAAACACTATCGATCTTTTAAAATTCAGCCAGCACAGTTTATAAATGAAAATGGGTTGAAATTTGCAGAAGGCTCGGCTATAAAATACATATGCAGACACTCCTCCAAGGGAAAAGAAGAAGATATTAAGAAAGCAATGCATTATTTAGAAATGATTTTAGAAAGAGATTATAGTTAATGTACACTGCACAAACAGAATGGAATAGCCCCACTTCTTTTCCAGACTTAAAAGATCACAAGTATATTGCAATCGATTTAGAAACAAAAGACCCTAGTTTAAAATCACGTGGTTCTGGTGCGTTGATTGGAGAAGGTGAGATTGTTGGTATTGCGGTAGCTGTAGAGGGATGGTCGGGTTATTATTCTTTTGGACATTTAGAACAGAATCATTTTGATGAAGTCAGTGTTATGAGTTGGATTAAAGATGTATGTGCTTTACCTGCTACAAAATTATTTCACAATGCGATGTATGATGTTTGTTGGTTAAAAGCATACGGAGTTAATATTAATGGACACATTGTAGACACAATGGTAATGGCAGCATTGGTTGATGAAAACAAATTCTCATACTCACTAAACAGCGTATCATATGAATGGTTGGGTGAAGTTAAAGACGAGACAGCATTGAAAGAAGCCGCAGCTAAAGCTGGTGTTGACCCAAAAGCAGAGATGTGGAAGTTACCTGATATGTTTGTTGGTGCCTATGCAGAGAAAGATGCTGAATTAACTTTAAAACTTTTTAAAAAATTATCTGTAGAAATTAAAAAACAAAATCTTACAAATATATTTAATTTAGAAACTCAATTGTTTCCTGCGTTAATTGATATGAAAATTAAGGGCGTTCGAGTGGACGTTGAAAAAGCTCATAAATTGAAGCAACAATTAGCATCACAAGAAGAAAAATTGCTCCTAGAGATAAAAAAAGAAACCAACCTAGAACCTCAAATATGGGCTGCAAGAAGTATTGCCAAAGTTTTTGATAAATTAGGTTTACCTTACGCAAGAACTGCAGCATCGAAGGCACCTTCATTTACTAAAAACTTTCTTCAAGAACATAAAAATCCTATTGTTAATAAAATCTCAAAAGCAAGAGAGATAAACAAAGCACATACTACATTTATAGATACGATTATCAAGTATCAATATAAAGGTAGAATACACGCAGACATCAACCCTATTAGAGGTGAGGGTGGCGGGACCGTGACAGGTAGATTTTCATATTCAAATCCAAACCTCCAACAAATCCCAGCGAGGAACAAGCAGCTAGGGCCTATGATTAGATCTCTATTTATACCAGAGAGTGGTCACAAATGGGGATGTTTTGATTACAGTCAACAAGAACCAAGATTAGTTGTGCACTATGCAGCTTCAAGTCAGAAACTTCGTAATGAAGAAGAAGTAAAAAAGATTGTGAATGAGTTTAATAATAACGAAGTAGACTTTCATCAGACTGTAGCAGACATGGCAGACATATCTAGGACACAGGCTAAGACAATTAATTTAGGTTTGTTTTATGGTATGGGTAAAGCAAAGCTACAAGCAGAATTAGGTTTATCGACAAAAGATGAAGCAGAGAAATTATTTAATAAATATCATGACCGTGTTCCATTTGTTAAAGATCTAATGAACAACACATCAAAAGACGGAGCAGCTTTAGGATATATTAGAACTTTACTTGGAAGAAAATGTAGGTTTGATAAATGGGAACTAAATGAATATAACCCTGGAGTCTTTAGTCCTCCAATGACTGAAGCAGAAGCTAGAGAAGCTTCAATAGTTAAACAAAAAACAAAAGAAATAGAGAAACAAAAATATAAATTAGATCTAGGAGAAATCACAGAAAGCGAAATTTTAAAAAGTATAAAGCCAAATATAAAAAGAGCTTTTACTTACAAAGCTTTAAATAAATTAATTCAAGGTTCTGCAGCAGACATGACTAAACAAGCTATGTTAAATTTATATAGAGAGGGTATTGTACCGCACATACAAATACACGATGAATTGGATATTTCTGTAGAGTCAGACAAGCAAGCTAAAAAAATTATTGAGATTATGGAAGAAGCTGTTACATTAAAGATCCCCAATAAAGTTGACTATGAGTCAGGAGATAACTGGGGGCAAATAAATGGATAATTATAATGGCTTACTTAAACTCAAACATACCAGCGACTTATGCGCAAATAAGAAGAGAATATTTATACGATTGTAAAAAACATCATGGAGAAGTTGAAGACTGTATTATCTTTGGTATTAGCTCTATTGCAGGTAGCGCACTTTTATTTCATGCAATTATGGAGAATGGCGCAATCTTTTATAGACTACCTATTACAGCTTTTATTCAAAGAGGATTTAAACCGGAAGATGTACCCACACGAAGACTTGATGAACTTCAGTTGTGGAATTGTTTTAGTTATTATCCTGCTGTTTGTTCTTGGGATATAATTCAAGGAACATCTGGTAAATACATAGGTAAAGATAAAAAATGGCATCACGGAAAATATTTATTTACCGTTGACTTTGCACATCCAGAGAGTAATATATTAGACACCGAACATTCGGAGATACCGCACGAACATAAGTGCGCTCACATACTTGCTTTAAATGATGGCAACTATGCAGCACAACCAAACAACAGACTGATCTGGGACTTACCTTCTTTCACAGTGAAAGATAATATTCCTGATTGGAAAGTTCAAACATCAGAGTGGAATGTAGAAGACTCTGGTAAATGGAAAACAGAAGATACTGATAATTTCTTTTATGAGATAGAGGAGAAGAAAAATGATTGATAATATTTGGAAAAAAATAACAATGCCTGAGCAAAAAACTTTATTAGTTTACAGATGCATAGTAGTTGCATCAATAATAATACTTTACTTAGGTTAATGGGAAAAAAACTTTGTAGTAAATGTCATCATCCTTGCCATTGTGGTGAGGATAATGACTTACATGCGGACGAGTATGAGAACGAGGTTAAATAATGGAGACTAGTAAGATGAATTATTATTTTACAGGCATACTAATTATTTTATTGTGTTTGATAGCATGGGTGGGACCAGCTTATCCAGGTTCAACACAAACAAATACTTCAGGATCTAACACAGCTATTGAGGGTGGTTATACATCAACTGCTACAACAACATACCAATCTGGGTCTAGTTCTAATAGCACAACAAACAGTACAACAAACTCTAATATTAAGTCTGCACCACCATCAGCTTCAGCACCATCCTACAACTCTATGACGCAAGACGTTTGTGCTGTTGGAGTATCAGCAGGTGTACAGACGTTTGGTGTGGGTTTAAGTGGTGGTAAACACACGATAGACAAAAATTGTGAAAGATTAAAACTAGCAAGAATACTTAACGATTTTGGTATGAAAGTAGCTGCAGTTGCTATATTATGTCAGGATGAAAGAGTATTTGAATCTATGATACAAGCAGGCACACCATGTCCAATAGATGGTAAAATAGGTAAAGAAGCAGAGGCTTTATGGTCTAAGTATGATCATGAAAGACCAGACTATAAAACATATGTAAAACGTATGGATAATAGACAAAAGATTGATGAAGAAGAAGCTAAATTAAAAGCAGAACAAGAAGCAGCAGCAAAATATAAAGAAGACAATTATATAAAACCAGAGGACTGGCAAGGGCCTAGATGAAAATAAGCGAGAATACTTCTGTAAGTATGCCCGTCAAAAACATGCTCATGATAATCGCGGGCGTTGTGGCTGGCGTGTTCGCATACACAGAGATTACAGCTAGACTTACCTCGTTAGAAACGTCAAGAGAATTATTTCAAGCTGATCTTCTCAAGAAAAGTGAACAACTGCCCACGGATCAGGAGCAATACATGCTCTTAGAAGCACTTTTTTCTGACGTAGAAAAATTACAAAAAAATCAAGAGCAGAATATGACAAACAAAGTCAACATAGAATTTACTCAAAAACAATTAGAAAAACTATTATCTGATGTAGAAGCATTAAAAGATAAAGTTAGAGCAAACGGAAGTCACCAATGACAGAAATGGTGGTAGCTTTACTTATGATAATAGGAGGAGAGATTAAGGAAGCTCGTATTCAAACTTCAATGTCTGAATGTTTAGCAGGGGCCCGCGTTGCTAAACGTGGTTTAAAAGTTGGTGGTAATATAAAATACCAATGTATAAAATCTATGGCAGAGTTAGAAACAAATATTGATGGATCTTTATCAATTAAAAAACTTATATTAAAATGAAATGGCTAATAGGACTTTTTATTATATTTCTTTTGCTTTTGTACTCAGTTGCAAGAGCTGATGTAATTACAACAGGTAACTTACTTCCAAACGCAAACGATGGTGTAGACTGGGGATCTAGTTCCACGGATCAAATAAATCCTGGTGGATCTGGAACTGTATCTACTGGTTCTACAGTAAATGGATTTGATGTAACATGTCCTGCATCACAAGCTAATTGTGGGTATAAGTATAGTGTTGGTGGTGACTTTGAAGTAACGGGCACAGCCACTCTCTCTGTTGATGACATTGCATTAACAAATAATAATATTACTCAAGAGATGTTAGACAATGGTGTAACTCTTAATAGTTATATTGATGTTGCAAACTGTGATAACCAAGCAGGTAATTGTGAAGGTAAAAGTGGAGCAACAGATTCCCATACTGTTGTTATAAAATTAAAAGATTCAACTGGTAATGTTTTATCTACAACTACACAAACAAGAAACAATACAGCAGGGTTTCAGGGAAACTGTAATGGCTATCCATCTAGTTCATCAGGTGGACAAACCGCAGGCTGTGGACAATACAATGATCAAGTAATTTATAATAATCATGGATCAAACAAAGCTGATTGGTCTTGGACAGGTACAGATAACAATACAGGCACAGCGCAAAGGGGCGGACCAAACTTATTGGGTGCTAAACTTACAATGACTTACGATGATACTGTCTTAAATCAAGATGCATCAGATTCATTAGATCAAGTTCAAGATAACTTGGGTGATTTAGATGAACAAGTATTTGACGATGTGCAAGAATTCTTTTTTGAAGAAGAGACATTTTCTTTTTACGAAGAGCCACCACAGTTTGAAATGAACATGCCGATGGAGATGGAAACATTTGAGTTTGTAAACGAGTATGTAGAAGAATTTTTTATGGATATGGGCCCGGAGTTTATGATGGAACCTGAAGGCATGGAGATGTCAGATGGCCCTATAATTTTAATGGCTGATGAACAGATGATGGAAGAGATGTATGAAGAGTCTAATGAAATTGTTGCATCGTTTTTACCTATGCCATCTGAAGAAATGATTAAAGAAAAACCACCTATGATGACCGAAACATTTCAAGAAGAAGAGATGATGGAGGAACAACCACCTATGATGACTGAAACATTTCAAGAAGAGGCATTTGAAGAAGAAGAGATAATAGAAGAGAGTCCGCCTATGATGAATGAAACATTTCAAGAGGAAGAGATGCCTGAAGAAAAACCTACAAAGATCGCCAAAGAAGAGGTAATTGAAGAGGAAGAAACTGTTGAAGAAAAGCCTACTAAGATGGTAAAAGCTACAAATGAAGAAAAAAAAGAAAAAGTTAAAGAAGAGAAACCCGATAGTAAGACTGCTAAGAAGTCTTCTGTTCAGACAAAGAAAGTTGCCAAACAAGAAAAGGTACAGTCGAAAACAAAAACAACAAATGTTAAGTCACAGTCAAAGCTTATAAATGTTGAAAAGGTAATGGCAAAAGTCGACAAGGATATTAAAAGTATTTCAAAAAATTTACAAATAAAAAATATTATTAAATTAGAGATAATGGCAAGTGATCAAGCATCATTAAATGCATATGCAAATACACAGTTTTATAAACCAAAAGATATATATTTAGATCAATTAAATATAATAGATACTAGACTTATTTATGCTGACAAGAGTCTTGCAACCTATACTCAAAATGATAAGATAGAAGTTCAAGCGCGTAAACTAGAAGAAATAAATTCTAGAAAACAAAAGCTTTTGATTGAATTAGAGGTATTAAAAAATGGATAAGATTAAAGGACAACTAGCAGGAGTCGCAGCATTACTAGGAGTTATCGCAGCAATAGGTGGTGGCTTTGTAAAGTATGGTGAGATTGTAACTAAAATAGATGCATTAGAATCACAAGAATGGACAGCTGTAGATACAACGGGTATTGAAACATCTATCGCTGTGTTAGAAGAAAAAGTTGAGAAACTAGAAAACGCAGACACTTCACACTCACACAAACTACAAGACCATGATCACCCGGTTGAGCACTCACACACAAAAACTTTGGTCAACGAAAAAGAAATAGAACTACTAAAGGTACAAATAGAAGAAATAAAAGTTAAATCTTCTAATCCATTAGCAAACTAATTTGATGAACCTTTCACGGAACTTCACTCTTCAAGAGTTAATTAAATCAGACACTGCTATTAGGAAGGGTATTGATAACAATCCTAATGCAGATCAAATAGAAAAACTAAAAGCATTGTGTGAAAATATATTGCAACCAGTGCGTGATCATTTTGGCAGGGTCAAAGTGACGAGCGGCTACCGCAGCGTAGAGTTGTGTATGGCTATCGGAAGTTCAGCGAACAGCCAACATGCAAAATCAGAGGCGGCGGATTTCGAAGTGATGGGAACCGACAACGCTGAATTGGCTGACTGGATCAAGAATAACCTAGACTATGATCAATTGATATTAGAATATTACACTCCTGGCGAACCAAATAGTGGGTGGATACATTGTAGTTATATACCCGAAGGTAGACGTGCATCTTTTCTACACGCTTATAAATCAGAGGGTAAAACAAAATATAAACCAATACTAGGTAGAGCGAAAGATTTAGTGTGAAGAAATTAATTTTTGACTTTCACAATATAGACACAGTTACAGGTTACTGTAAACATTGTGAAGAGGACTCTATATTAGTGGCAATAGTATCTGAATTTTATAGATGCACAAATTGTGGTGCAGATACCAAACAACATATTAATGGTAGGATTAGTTATATACAACTTAGTGAAAGTGATAAAAAATTTTTAAAGAAACATGGCGAGAAAGTTTAAAGCATTTGTAGAGAGGCCAAAGCCTAGAAAACGTCCACGTAGGCACAGTAAAAAACTAAACAAAAACGTTAAAAGAAGTAGCAAAAAATACAACCGTCAAGGTCGTCCACAATAGTTGACTGTCCTCCCAAAATATCCTATACTGATTCGTTCCTGGGCATGAACTAGATAATAACTGCCCGTAAGAAAGGAGCATATGAAAACAGTAACACTAAATGTTAACGGCATATCACAAAGTCAGTGGTCTACATTTATATTAGAACTAAACTTAATGAAGAAGGCGTGGCGGCCTTATGGCGTGGATGTAGAGTTAAAAGCAAAAAGAATAAAAAGTATAATAGAACTAGGCACAAGAAATGCAGAAACAATTAGAAGAAATAGACGAAATAGCAAGAGATTGGGATAGAACCAAAGACCCTAAGCTTAAAGATCTTTGGTATAAAAAAATAAAGGAGGTTGCAGATGGAATTAATACTTCTAAACGACGGGTTGTATCAATTAGTAGCTGTCACAAAGCAGATGACGGAGGGTATGTTATTATTGGGAAAAGCAGATTGCTTTGACCTCTGTGATATATTGAGACTACATCTTACAACTTATCATGACTATCCTGTTAACGCTCACGTTATGAAAGATGGTAGTGGTGAATTTTATGGATGTATGTGTAAAGATTAAGTAGTGATATCTTCTCTACATTCAAATAGAATAGTGGTTCTATATTTTTCCATGTCTTCAACAGACATGTTGTTTAATACATTTGATGAGTAATCATAACCAAACACTGCACAGTCTTTATAATTATCAAAAACTTTCTGTGTTACCACACCTGGTATACATTGTTGAGCAACGCTACTACACATCCACACGAATATAATAAATTTTGTCATTGACAATCCCTTAGAAAATTATATATTATCCTACATCAAATATGAAAGGATACATTATATGACGGACATAAGCAAATACAAAAACGTATCACTGTCCACGGATACATATACTAAAGTAGATAAGATCAGGCGCATTATACAGCCAAACACTATCTTAAGTAGAAGTCAGACTATAAATATTTTAGTGAATGAAAAAATAGAAAAGTTAAACGGAAAAGCGAAGGAGAAATAATGTTGCAGATGACAAAAGAACAAAGAGAACAGCTTTTAAAATATCTTATGGCAAAACCATACGCAGAAGTAGCACAAATTATTGCAATGATAGCATCGTTGAAAATAGTGGAAGAGAAAGATGACACAAAAAAAGATCTGTCCTAATTGTTCTGGTAACGGTTTTGTTAAAGTTGGAAAGGCGGCTAACCCTGCAAACGATACAGTTATGCAGTGTGTTACTTGCAACTCACAAGGGGAGATACACGATAAAGAGTTTGATGAATACTTTGAATATCATCCTTTACTCAAGAAGCTGTATAATTAATTATGAATGATAGAGGACCTCACGATCTAGAAGAAAGAATAGATCAACTACAAAAACAAAAAGATATTCTTAAAACTGCATGCAAGAAAGCAGGAAAAAGGATCAAGGAGCTAGAAAGAGATAACTTAACTCAAGCGAAAGAAGTAGATCGATTGAACGAGTATATACAAATACTAGAAATGGAGAAAAGATGATAAAAACGTTAAAGATAATCGCAGCTGAATTAAAAAGAGCTAACGATTTAAAAGAAAGAGATATTAAAAACAAGGAGACTTGGGGTTGGTATATAAAACCACCAGCTACAACAAGTCATCAAGTTGGAGATGATGTGAGATATCAAACAAGTGATCAAGTTAGATATGGCGATGTTCCTAGTGGTTACTCTGTTACAACAAAAGGAAGGTGGTAGGTAGTGACAGAAAAAATACGTCTAGATTATCAGATGTTTAGATGGGGCCCGTTGTTGGTTAAGTTTAAAATACCTGATGATATACGTAAGAAACTTTTAAGCGAAGCACAAGCAAGTAGTAAAGACTACGAAAAGAATCTCGCAGGTGTCATCACCAAGGAGGTAGGGTTTAGAGATATAGAAATGTTTCAACCTTTCTTTCATACTGTCTTTGAGATGTATGCTAACGCGCAGTCTAAGTGGGCACCAGAGGTAGGTGCAACTATTGACACCTTTAGACAACAGTATCTAATCGAGGCGTTGTGGGCAAACTTTCAAGGACCCGGAGACTTCAACCCACCCCACGATCACGGTGGTAGTTTGTCTTGGGTTATATTCTTACAAATGCCGAAAGAGTTAATAGAAGAGAATAAAAAATACCAAGGCCGTAGTGCTGGTCCTGGTGGATTAACATTTATATATGGTGAAGGATCAAGGAATTATATAAGTCATCATTCTTTTTTTCCTGAAGAGGGAGATATGTTTATCTTTCCTGCATCGTTAAAACATTGGGTGTTTCCGTTCAAGAGTGATTGTGTGCGTATATCTGTATCAGGTAACGTCAATGATTCTATTAAATGGAAGGATCTTAAAAAGGTAAAGGAGGTTAAGAAAGATGAACAAGACAACAGTAAAGAGAGTGATTAAACGTCAGTTTAATGCTGTCATAGATGAGGAGAAGAAGTTACGTAAAGTCTTAAGTATGGAAACGAACGACGAGCATCCGGAGGCATTGTTTAGTGGTTTATATACGAGGGTCGAGCAACACCTAGATGAGATTAATAAACTACAAAATAGAATTGTAGTGTTGCAAGAAATAGCAGATCCTGAATGAAGGATACTGACATAGCTTATATCGCTGGTTTATTTGATGGCGAGGGTAGTATTCAATACAAACAATACATGAGAAAGCGATCTCATAACAAGAAACCATACCCCACCTGGAGTATTAGAATGGAGATGGCCATGACGGACCAATCTATTCTGCGTTGGGTCCACGAGGTGTTGGGTGTTGGCACAGTTGGTGAGAAGAGATACAAAACCCCCTATGCTGTTGGCTGGAAGAAGCAGTGGCGTTGGCGTTGTCAATTTAGAGACGCGTTCTATGTTTCTTGTGCTTTGTTTCCGTATGCTCATGTGAAGATAGAAGGTATACAAAAAATTATAAATCATTACTCAGACCGCAAATTAAAAGTATTAAACGATAAGGTAGTGTCTCTTGATGAATACAAACAATACATGAGTTTAGAATGAAGTGGAATAAATTATATAAATACCCTAAGACCGTTAGATCTAATATAGACGGCACTAGGAGATATGAAGTGGGTGACGAGAAACTACCGTCTGTCACGACTATTATAGCAGGGACGCAGAGCGAAGAGAAGACGGAGAGCTTGGCTAGGTGGAAAGATAGGGTCGGTGCTACGGAGGCCGATAAAATTAAAAATAAGGCTGCTCTACGGGGCACCGCGATGCATAGTTATTTGGAAACTCACCTCAAAGGTGGCAATGTGCTAGATTTGACTGACTTGGGACAAGAAGCGAGAGGCATGGGACAGATGATTATTGATAAAGGTTTTCCTGATTTAGAAGAGATCTGGGGTGTTGAGTGCACGCTACACTATCCTGGGTTGTATGCAGGCCAGACTGATATGTGTGGGATTTATCAGGGGCGCGAAAGTATAATAGACTTTAAACAATCGAACAAGCCCAAACGTGACGAGTGGATAGAAGATTATAAGATACAGCTGGTGGCATATGCTATGGCCCACGACCAAGTCTACGGGACGAGCATCGAGCAGGGAGTGATCTTGATGTGTACACCAGATAATTTCTTCCAGCGTTTTATTGTCAACGGAGCAGAGTTTAGAAAATGGAAATGGGAGTGGTTGAGACGTATTGACGCATATTATGGCAAGAATACGGCTAAATCATAAAATTGCCACAATCAAAAATGTGGAAGCTAGTGTCAAAAACCCGCATAAAATGAACATTTGCCACATTTTCCACATTTTTAAAATGGAAAATGTGGAAGCTAGAACCGTTGGTATATATAGCAAATAGTATGTTTTCCACGTTTTCCACATTTCTCTTCCCAAAATCGGACCGAGGTAGGTGAAAAATATTTTAAGTATTAATGTAGAAATGTGGAAAGTGTTATATACCAATGCTTTTAACAAAATGGCTTCCACATTTTTATGTGGAAGGAAATATATAATTAGCATGATGACAGAAAAAGATTTTTGGGATAAATTTAACTTTAAACACAATCCGAGATATTATCATGCCAAAAAGAAGACAGAAGAGAAAAACAAAAAGAAGAGTGAGGAACAAGAAAACTATCCCACTCAATTTAAAATCTTTAGGAAACAAGATTGAAGCATACCCATTTGTAGAAATAGAGTGGTGTGATATCGAGGGCGATGCAGGTTGGTCCGATACTAAATCATTAAACAAAGAAGAGTTACCGACTTGTGTATCAAAAGGTTATCTTGTTAGTCAAAAGAATGGCGTTACTAGAATATTTACTGACTATATAAAAACAAAAAATAAACCTACGTTTGATAGTATTGGTAATACAACCATCATTCCAACAGCCGTAATACAATCTATTAAAAAAATTAATTAAGTTTTTTTAGTTTTGGAAGTCTTGATTTTTTAACTTTTTCTTTTACTTCTTTGGTGATATCTTTTACTCCAACGCCTTCAAGTATAGGTGAGTATTGATCTACAATCTCTTTCATCCTCGTCTCTAGTTCCTCTGCACTCAAGTCATCAATCTTACCGGTCCTAATAATTTTCTGTTCAACGTAAAGTCCAGCAGCTTTACCACGTGCAACTTCTGCATTGGTTGCAGCAGAGAAGGCTCCTTTTCTTAATGCGTTTTCTCTAATCTTGGCAAGCTCCGTAATGTGTCTCTCAAAAGTAACGGCATACTTTTTTTGATTCTCTTCACGGAGTTCACCAATGTATTTAACTACGAGAGGGTACTTCTTGGGGTTCTGTAATTCATATGCTCTAATCCTTGCCGCCTCACCATATCCAGCCTCTTTAGCACACTCTGTGCCATTCATTCGGCCTTCATTGGCGACAATTAATTGAGCAAATTTGATTTGCTTTTCAGTTAATCTTTTTGGAACTCCCATATGTTGACGTATAGAGTAATTTAAGGTACAAGTCAAATCAATGATAGATGCAAAATTAATACGTCAAGTATTAGATAAGTTTTTGAAAGCAGAAAATGTTAAGTCTGCCCGTATGCAGGTCATGACACTTGATGGTGTGTTTCATGATATTAAATCAATTAAACTTCTAGAAAATCAAATAATTGGTGCAAGAGAAACACATAGAATTGTTATTGAAGTCATACCTGAGAAGGCCCCCATGGGTAAAGTTATAAAAGATCACGGTGGAATTATACTTTAATGAGTGATTTACACTCTTTCTCTTTATTCGATACCATACTTTATAAAGCAGATCTTCCAGAGTATTTAAAAAATAAAGACTTCATGTCTGTTTGTGACGAATATACAGACAAGGCTATATCAAATAAACAAAAATCAATTGATGAAAGAAATAAAAAATTTAAAACAGATGTTAAGGATCATGGTATGTCTTATCACTCAAGCGCTGAGATGTATAAGGATGAACGATTTAATAATTTTGAATTGTTAATTAGAAACACGGCTAGAAATATATTAGAAAATCAAGGTTTTGATTTGTCAGATTACTCTATTGACTACACTGAGATGTGGATTCAAAAATTTGCGCATGAAGGTGGAGGTCATCAAGATACGCATGTTCATTGGGATAATCATATCTCAGGTTTTTACTTTGTTGAGTGTTCAGATCGAACCTCCAAGCCTGTGTTTCATGACCCTCGTGCAGGTCGTATGATGCTTAATCTTCCAATCAAAGATCATAGTAAGCTATGTCCCGCAATGGAACGGCAGATTGTTTCTGTAAAACCTGGTACATTGTTATTATTTAATTCTTGGTTGCCTCATCAATTTAGTGTCGACAATGGCATTGATCCGTTTAGATTTATACATTTTAATTTGCAAGCAAAAAGACATGGCCAGAAATGAAAGTCAGTTCTGGCAGTATCTCAAAAGAAATACGCCTGCGATTAAGTGGACTAGGATTGAGAACACTAGTAGTCTAGGCACGCCTGATCTTCTTGGTTATATTAATAATTTTTTCTTTACGTTGGAACTTAAGGTAGTTCGATCTGGGTATAAGATCCGCCTGTCCCCTCACCAAATTAGTTTTCATATACGCCACCCTGTTAATACGTTTATATTGGTTGATGATGTTAAGCGCTCCCGCCTGTGCTTGTATCTTGGTAAACAAGTGGAAGAGCTTGTCGCTTGCGGATTAAAGGCTACACCCATAGCTGAAAATCTTGAAGATTGTTTATCATGTTTAGAGAGGTTGAATTAGTCTATTCCTCTACCTCATACTCTAACCACCCGTTGCCTTCTTTAACACCCATCATAAAATATTTAAGTTGCTCTTCGTTTTCAAATCGGTAAGTTTTTTTGTTAAGTCCTATTTCAACTGGGTCTATACCTTTAACTGCCTCTGTTCCCCAAATAATAGTAACTTTTTTCCGCTCATACGCTTGCGCCTTGTTCTTACTATCTCGATAGTCGTGTCCTTCATCTCGTTGTGTCATTTTAATTATCCTCCA